CCGCAAGGTGGACTGGTCTATGACATTGGGGCTTCAACCGGCAATGTTGGCCGCGCGATAGGCCCAATCGTGGCGGATCGCGATGCTCGGCTTGTGGCGGTAGAAAAGTCTGCTGAAATGGCCGAGATGTACGGGGGCGGCGGCGAACTCATTGTTGCCGATGCTCTTGATTTGGACTTTGAGCCATTCGACTTTGGCGTGATCTTTCTAAGCGCGATCTTTATGCCTGCGCAAAGTCGCGGCGCGTTTCTTGAAAGGTTCTGCGGCAGGCTGCGCGACGGCGGCGCGGTCGCGTTAGTTGAAAGGATGGAGGCTGGTAGCGGTTATCCTTCGACTATAAATGCCCGCCTGACATTGGCTAACAAGTTAAAGGCCGGGGCCGCGCCGGATGACATTATAGCAAAGGAGTTAAGCCTGAGCGGTGTCCAGCGCCCACTTCGACAGTCAGAGTTGCCTGAAGGTGCTTGTGAGTTTTTCAGGATGGGCGACTTTGCTGGGTATATTTTGGAGGCTTAATCTTGGTGCCAGCCTTCCTTCCATACGCCGCCCAGATCGTTCCAATGCTTGCGCGTGACTTGATAGCGGTCAGCCGGATAGCGCGGGCGTTTGAACGAGGTGTTGATGTATTTCATCTCCTCGCGCTTGTGCGCCGCATGAAGGATTTGGTTCGCTTGGGCCGTAGTGTCGCACTCAACGACATACTTGGAAGTGCGACCTTCCGCGCCGCCCCAACCGCTCATGAATTTGTCAGTCATAGAGACAAAATAAGCCATTTAACTTTTCCCCTATCGGTTGCAGATGTGGGCGGAATTGCCCAAATCGTTGATCGCGTAAATCATCGTCTTTCCGTCCTCAAACAGATCGGCGTGGTCAAGCGCATCGCCAAACGTGGGAAACTCAGCGCGGGTGCGGCGCGATCCTCGCCCGCGAACCGCAGAGAAATGCGTGGCAGTTTCAAAGCACATTCTTTCGTGCGGGGTCTGAAATTGCACGTTCATGGCCCTACCGCCCAATCCTGCACGTCAGGGCGCTGGGCCTTAACCCATGCCTTTGCTTGCGCAAACGACATGCTTGGGCTGAAAAGCCAGTCGGCAGGATCGCCGCTATTGTCGGGCATGAACGCCCAGACACCCACCCCGCGAGGCTTTTTCCCGTGGCTGCGTTCATAGTCGCGGCTGTCAAAAAATGTTTTCATGGCGTTTTCCCTTTTCACCTTCTACAATGCAACTCTACTGCACATTTGCGCACAGTGCAAGCGAATTGCGCAAGCGTGACAAACAAAAACCCGCGTGACAAAAAAACGCGCATCCGCTAAAAGTTGCCCATGACAATGAAAACAAAACCGCCGCACAAACCGACCGACGCAGAGCGGCAGCTTGTGCAACTTCACGCGACAATCGGCACGCCGCAGCAAATCATTGCGCAAATCATCGGCGTCGATGCAAAGACCTTGCGCAAGTATTACCGCGAGGAACTTGACCTGGCGTCGGCCAAGGCAAACGCAACCGTCGGCGGCGCGCTATTCAACAAAGCGCGCGGCGGCGATACGACCGCAATGATCTTTTGGATGAAAACCCGCGCCGGGTGGAGAGAAAAGCAAGAGATTGACCATAGGTCTAGCGACGGCAGCATGACGCCTAAAGACGTTTCACCAGCAATCATTCTGAAGGCGAGGCTTGATGCAATCACAAATCGAGCGCTTGGCGGCGATACCGAAGAGTGAACAGGACGCTATCCTGTCCGGTATGACCGACGAGCAAGTTTCAGCGTTGCTTTATGATTGGCGCGGGTTCAACGCCCGCCCTGAGCAGATTGCGCCGGACGGTGATTGGTCCATATGGCTGGCACTTGCCGGGCGCGGCTGGGGCAAGACAAGAGCCGGGGCCGAGTGGATTAAGGAGCGCGAGGCTTCCGGAGCGCGCCGCATTGCGCTTATTGGGGAGACAGCAGCAGACACCCGCGACGTGATGGTGGAAGGCCCTAGCGGGCTGTTGAGCATTTACCCGGATGGTGAGAAGCCAATATACGAGCCGTCAAAGCGCAGGGTTACATGGCCTAGTGGCGCAGTTGCTACGTTGTTCAATGCGACCGAGCCTAACCAATTGCGGGGACCGCAGTTTGACACGGCTTGGTGCGACGAGTTGGCTAAATGGCGATACGCCCGCGAGACATGGGACCAGTTGCAGTTCGGATTGCGCCTTGGAGATGACCCTAGGCAGATCGTCACAACGACCCCGCGCCCAATTGAGGTTGTAAAGTCAATCCTCGCAGGAAAAGAGGGTTCCGTGTCCGTCACTACCGGCAGCACGATGGAAAATAGGTCGAACCTCGCAGCGAACTTCCTTGCACACATTCAGGAACGATACGCTGGCACGCGCCTAGGGCGACAGGAACTTGATGCGGAGTTGCTGGGCGACCTTCCCGGTGCTTTGTGGTCTATGGCCGGGATTGACGCTTACCGCCTGCGTGACGCCCCGGTCATGGGGCGCGTTGTTGTATCGGTTGACCCCGCTGTGACGAATACGGAGAACAGCGACGAGCATGGTATCATTGTCGCGGGCATGGCCGAGGATCAGCGCGGGATTCTCCTTGAGGATGCCAGCATTAACGGCAGTCCGATGGATTGGGCGAAGCGTGCGGTTTCTCTCTATAGGTCATGGGACGCAGACGGGATCGTGGTTGAGGTGAATCAGGGCGGTGATATGGTGGCACAAACGCTGCGCACGGTTGACCCCGATGTAAATATCATTGAAGTTCGGGCTTCTCGTGGTAAACATGTCCGTGCAGAGCCTATCGCCGCGCTCTATGAGCAGGGCAGGGTTGCCCATGTTGGCGGGTTCCCAGAACTTGAGACGCAGATGACACAGATGACGACCACAGGATTTGAAGGCGACGGAAGCCCGGACCGGGTTGACGCTCTTGTGTGGGCGTTCACCGAACTGTTCCCCGGCATGGTGGAGCGCAAGCCCGATATTTCAAAGCTAGTTATGCCGCGCAGCAGCGCAGGCGGATGGATGCGCGCATGAAACATGACGATCTCTTAGCGACAGCCCGCGACCGACGCGAGGACGCAGAAAACGCAGACAAGGGCAACCGTGAGGAAGCCAAACACGACTTGCGGTTTGCTGTTGGCAAGGGCCAATGGGATGATGATATTCGCGCCGCACGTGAACTTGAGGGCAAGCCGTGCCTGACGATCAACGGAATGCCGAAGTTTATCCGGCAGGTCACGGGCCAAATCCGCAAGATGAATCCGGCAATCAAGGTTGTCCCTGCGGATGGCATGGCTAACGAGGATATTGCAGAGGTCTATGAGGGCCTTGTTCGACAGATCGAATACCAATCTGACGCCAGCAGCGTTTACGAGCAGGCAGCGGAAAGCGCAGCCGCGTGCGGAATCGGCCACTTCCGCTTGCGGGCGATGTATTGCGATGGCTATACGTTCAATCAGGAATTGGTCGTTGAACGCATCCACAACCCGTTCGCGGTCTTGTGGGATGCCTCGGCAAAGCAGCCAACCCGTTCGGATGCGGGATACTGCTTTATTCTTGAGGACATGCCCACCGATGACTTCAAGGAAGCCTATCCTGACGCCCGCGCCGAGGCGGTAACGAGCGAACACAAGGATGGCGGCTCTTTGGGGTGGTATTCCAAGGAAGCCGTGACAATTGCGGAATACTTCTGGGTTGAGCAGGAGAAGGTCAAAATAGGCCAGTTGCGCGATGGCTCTATCGTTAAAGACCCTGTTGCACCAATGGACGTTATCAAGACGCGCACGGTCGATGTTCCACGCGTCAAGTGGGCAAAGATCACGGGCAGCGAGGTGCTTGAGGGGCCAACAGACATTCCCGGCCCATTTATCCCGGTGTTTGCTGTGACGGGTGAAGAGTGGCACCTTGGGGAAGAGATGTATCGGTCGAGCGTGATCCGCTTTGCCAAGGATGCGCAGCAGCTTTACAATTACGCCCGCTCTATGCACGCTGAGGTTGTCGGCTTGCAGCCAAAAGCGCCGTATCTCGTGACGCCTAAGCAGATTGCTGGGCTTGAGGAGTTCTGGCAGGCTGCGAATGCGTCAAACAGCCCTTATCTACCTTACAATCCAGACGAAAAGGCGGGCGCTCCACAGCGGATGCAGCCACCGGTTAGTCCTAGCGGAATCGTCGCGGAGTTGCAGATTTCCAGCGACGACATGAAGAACACCACGGGCATTTATGACGCCAGCCTAGGCGCGCGGTCTAACGAGACCAGCGGCGTGGCAATTCAAGAGCGCCAGCAAGAGGCGCAAATGTCCACGAGCGTCTACGCGGACAATATGGTCAAGGCGATCCACCAATGCGGGCGCGTGATGGTCGCGCAAATCCCGTTCATCTACGACACCGAGCGGATTATCCATGTTCTAGGCGAGGACGATAACGAAAAGGCCGTTACCATCAACAAGGTGGTTTCTGAGGCGTTCGGCTATTCTATGGAAAACAACCTGACAATGGGCAAATATGAGGCCCGGATCGGTGTTGGCCCGTCCTATGACACGCTGCGCGAGGCTGCTAGCGATGGTATGATCGCCTTTATATCGGCATACCCACAGGCCGCACAGTTCACAGCGGACCTTGTCGCCAAGGCTCAAAGCTGGCCCGATGCTGACAAGTTCGCAGCACGCTTGCGCAAGGCATTGCCTCCCGGCGTTATCGACGCCGAGGACTTGCCAGAGGACGAACAGCAGCAGCTTATGCAGGGCCAACAGCAAGCCCAGCAGATGCAGCAAATGCAGCAGCAGGTCCAGCAGATGCAACTGCAACTGGCTATGGCCGACGCACAGGCCAAGGTTAAGAAAACCGAGGCTGATACTGCGAAATCGGTGGCGCAAACGGCTGAGACGCAGATGGACACCGCCGACAAGCAATTCGAATTGGCCGATAAGACAGGCCAGCTTAACGCAATCATCGAACAGCAGGTGATGCGCGCCCTCACAGGCATCATGGCGCAACAACGCGCGCCGCAACCCTACGGCCAAACTGGGCCGTTATAACCAAAGAGGACAGCATGAGCGACGAAACACTGGACGCCGAGACGGTGACCGAAGAACCCGTTGTAACCGATGAGCAGGTTGAAGCGCCTGATCAGGAGGCCGAGGCTTCCGAACCGGAGCAAGAGGCGGAAACGCCAGAGCCGGATAGCGACAAACCAAAACGCGAGACCGCCGCAGAGCGTCGGGACCGAGACAAGCAATACAAGGCGCGGCTAAAGGACGAGGCCGCAGCCGCACGAAAAGACGCAGACGCCGCCGAAACGCGGCGCAAGCGTGTCCTTGATGCCGGTGCAGCCGAGCAAGCGCCAGTTGAGAGGGATTTCCAAGACTACGCAGAATTCGAAGCCGCGCGAGCATATTGGCTGTTTTCGCAGAAGGCCACGAAACGAGAGGCAGAAGCTGCAACTTCCGAAGTCGAACAGGCACGCCAACGCGAGCGAGCCGCAAGGGACCGGGAACGCGCAGTCATGCAAAGAGAATGGAACACGCAGGCGACCGAAGCCAAGGCCCGCTATGCTGATTTTGACGCTGTAATCTCTGCCCCGGATTTGTTTCCAAAAGGGACGCATTTACCGGATTTGATTATGACCTCAGACAGCGCAGCCGACCTTGCCTATGCTGTAGCCCGTGACCGCAACTTGCACGACAGCCTTCTGTCTATGTCACCAGTTGAGGCAGCAAGAGAGTTGGGCCGCATGGAAATGCGCCTTTCCGCTCCGAAGCCAAGGCTAGAAACCAACGCCCCACAGCCGATTTCACCCGTTCGCCCAAAGGCAGCGGTCGCGGTTGATCCGGGTAAAATGTCGCCCAACGAGTATGCCAAGTGGCGTGCAAGCGGCGGCACACACAAACTTTAAGGAGCCTCAAAGATGGCTAACGGTTTTTACACCCCAACGGCAGTTGCGAAAGAGTTCGTGCATCTGCTTGAGCAGGAACTCGTTTTTGCGGGCATGGTCGGCAGCGATATGTCGGGCGAGTTCAAGAAAAACGGCGATACGGTTTATGTTCGTCGGCAAATGCAATACCTCGGACAAGACAACAATCTTGACCTTTCGTCCTATACCGAGGATGTGACCGAGGGCACCGTTGCAGTTACGATGGACAAAACTTGGTCAAACAAGGTCTCTATCGGCGCAACCGACCGCACCATGAGTTTCGACCGCTGGTCGGAGATGGTGGTTCGCCCTATGGCCCGGCGCGCGGCTGAAAAAATCGAAACTTCGATTACCGCGCTCTACTCGAAATTCTACCATTTCGACGGCACGCCCGGCACGCCACCTGCAACCGTCTTGGCTTTGGCTAACGCTGGCGCATACATGACCGATGTTGGAATGCCTGTTGGCGGTCGGTTGGCCTTCCATTCGCCTATCGTCGGCGCTGGTATCTCGGCTGCTATCGCAGGTAGCAACGTGCAAGGCCGCAACAAGTCGGCTCTTGAAAAGGCCATGATCGGCACCGCTGGCGGGTTTGACAACTACGAAACGGCCTTCGCACCGACGCATACGGTTGGCGTTGCTACCGGCACCCCGCTGGTCAATGGCGCATCCCAAGGCACCGACTACGCGACCGCTAAAAACACTTGGTCGCAAACGCTGGCAACCGATGGCTGGACCAACTCGACGGCTGGCATTCTGAAGGCTGGCGACACGTTCACCATTGCGGGCGTCTATTCGATTCACCCCGGCACCAAGGTATCGACTGCGCGCTTGCAGACGTTCACGGTTTTGGAAGATGCCGCTTCGGGTGCTTCCACCGGCCCGGCTTCGCTAACTGTCTCGCCTCCGATCATCTCTTCGGGCGCTTGGCAAACTGTTTCGGCGGTTCCTGCGAATGACGCGGTAATCACGGTCAAGACCGGCACGGGCGGCACGGCTTATCGCCAGTCGCTGTTGCTTGATCCTTCGGCTGTTACGATGGTTTCGCGCCCGCTGGACATTCCCGGCAATGCTGGCCTCAAGACATCGACGCAATCGGGGAACAAGGTCACGGTGTCCGTTTCGGAATGGACAGACGGCAACACGCTGGCCCACAACATGCGCTTCGACATGCTTTGGGCCAATGAGGTGATTGATCCTCGGCGCGGGCTGCGCTTGACTTCGTAAGTAAACTAGGGCGGGCTGTAATGGCCCGCTCCTTTCTATCTTGAGGGATTCACATGACAACCGTTGCAGACATTGTATCGCGCGCGCATTCCAAAATTGGGATTAAGGCCGCTGACGAAAGCCTGACCGCATACCAGATGCAGACAGGCGTCGAGGCTCTTGGCATGATGCTATCCGGCTGGCGCTTGCATGGTGTTGACGCGCTGCACTCGCCCCTGACTGCTGACAACCCATTCCCTATGCAATCTGAGTTTGAAGAGGGCGCGGTTTACAATCTAGCCGCGCGCTTATCCTCGGATTATCAAGTTCCCGCCATGTTCGACACTGACGGCTATTTCCGCGCAATTCAGGCTTCATACATGAAAACGAACACCGCAACCTTGCCGAGCGCAATCCTGCGCACGCCATCCCAGCAATGGCCTGTTAGCTAATGGCCGCGCTTGAATTCGTATCATCATCGGGACGCGACACGGCTAACCCGCAAGCCACGGCAGAGCGGCTGGTGAACCTTTACCCTGAACCGCTGGCCCTTGGCGCGCAGGCTCAGTATGCGCTCAAGTCGGTCTTAGGCACTGAGGCGTTTGCGTCCGCTGAGGGCGTGTTTGTTCGGGCGCTTGCGAATGTCCCTGTTTACATCGACGCTGGGGAACCCGCTGACCGGTTGATTATGGTGGACGATGCCAAGATTCGCAGCATCGGCGCAGATGGGGTTGTCCAGACGCTAGGCACGGTTGGCGACGATGAGAACACTTCGATTTCAGGCAATAACGGCATCGTCACGATTGTCTCAGATGGCAACTACTGGTTGTGGGATGGCACGGCGCTAACCAATCCTACGGCTGGCGTGTTCACGAACTTCGGCGCTGTTGAGTTCCTCGGTGATTACACGATTCTGACCGAGAAGAACGACCGCCGATTCTGTTGGTCTGCTCTTGCGGACCCTACCGACCTTCCGGCGCTTAACTTCGCCACGGCAGAGGCGCGTGACGACATTCTAATTCGGCCAGCAGCGATTGCGGGCAACCTATGGCTGTTCAAGGCCACCAGCATTGAGATATGGTCCGGCACAGGGCTATCTGGCGCTGATGCATTTTCGCGGGTTGGTGGCGTTATTGAGACCGGGCTGAAATCCTTTGGCCTTCTAAGCAAATTCCCCGGCGGTGCGTTTTTCATTGGTGACGATGGCATTGCATATATCACTGGCGGTTCACAGTTGCAGCCGATCTCGACGCCTGCGGTCAACAGCGCGATTGAAAACTGCAATCCGACAAGCTGTTTTTACTATGAGGACGCAGGCCACAAGTTTTGCGTGATCCGCTTCCGCGATTGTGCTGCGCTTGTGTTCGACATTGCGACGGGCGCTTGGCATGAACGGGCGACTGGTGAGGATGGGGCGTGGGGCGCGACCACAGCGGCCAGAGCATACGGCTCTTGGCGGTTAGGAGGGTTCAGCGGCTACGTGCGGACGGCTACGCGGTCAAACAATGATGTTGACGCGCCTTTGATCCGGCGCGCACTGTCCCGGCCATTGTCGCGGGGTCGCAAGCCGTTCACCGTGCCGATGCTTGAGATTCTAGGCCAGATGGGCGCATCTGACATGGGGCGAGAGGCGCAAGTGTCTTTGCGGGTATCGCGTGACGCTGGCAAGACGTTCGCACCTTGGAGAAATACCGGGCTTGGTCTGCTTGGCGACTATTCAGCGCGTGCAATTTTCCGCAATCTGGGCTATTTTACATCGGTCGC